GATTATCAAGATGTTAAATTTGAGACGATAGATGTCCGACCTGAAGATTAAATTACTTCCTTGGCAACAAGAAGTCTGGACTGATGAAGCTCGATTCAAGGTCATAGCAGCAGGTAGACGTACAGGAAAGAGTCGTTTAGCAGCTTGGAGGTTGATTGTCTCTGCTCTTGAAGCTAAAAAGGGTCATGTGTGGTACATCGCACCAACCCAGCAACAGGCAAGAGACATTATGTGGCAACAGTTACTGGAATTAGCACATCCAGTCATAACTGGCAGCCATGTGAACAATATGCAGATTACATTGGTTAACGGATCTGTCATATCGTTAAAGGGTGCTGACAGACCTGAGACGATGCGAGGTGTAGCCTTAAAGTTTGTCGTACTTGATGAGTATGCAGATATTAAGCCTACAGTGTTTGAGCAGATTTTAAGACCTGCATTGGCTGACTTAAAAGGTCATGCAGTATTTATAGGTACACCGAAGGGACGTAATCACTTCTATGATATCTATAAGCTAGGTCAAAGTGGTAGACCAGAGGCAAAGGATTGGAAGAGTTGGCACTTTACTTCTTTTGATAATCCGTTGTTAGATAAGGAAGAGATTGAAGTAGCTAAGAACACCATGTCTACGTTTGCGTTTAGGCAGGAGTTCATGGCTAGTTTTGAAGCACCACAGTCAGATATCTTTAAAGAAGATTGGGTATTAATAAAGGATAAAGAGGAAGAACCTGAGCATGGAACTTACTATATGGGGGTTGACCTTGCAGGTTTTGAAAACGTATCTGCTCAGGCAAGTAATAAAAAGAAGTATCTAGACCAGACAGCTATAGCCATTGTCAAGGTAGGTGATGACAATAAATGGTGGGTTGATAAGGTTGACGCAGGAAGGTGGGATATAAAAGAGGTATGCGAGAGAATCCTAAAGCATGTCCAATTATACGACATACAAGTAATTGGAATAGAAAAAGGTTCTTTGATGCGAGCGTTGCTTCCGTATCTAACAGAGATGATGTTAAAAAGAAATGTGTATCCGAGGATAGAAGAGATACGACTAGGCAACAAGAGTAAAGTAGATAGAGTTGTTGGTGCATTACAAGGTAGGTTTGAACACAAGCAGATAGAGTTATGTGATGGTGATTGGACACCAGCATTTAAAGATGAATTACTTAACTTCCCTACTACTGGTGTACACGATGACATGGTTGATTCACTAAGTTTGATAGCACATATAGCTAACGCAGCAGTGTACTTTGATGACTACGAAGATGATTACGAACCCTTAGACATTATATCAGGATATTAATATGGCTGAATTAAATAAATTAGATAAAGCCTTTGAACATTTAAAAAATGTTACAGTTAAAGATGAAATATATGATGAAGTAAAATACAGATTTCTTAATAAATTTGAAAATGATTTATCATATACTACGGATCAGATGGCTGATGATATATTATCTATTCAACCTTTAGATATACAAACATATTTAGAAGATGTTAATCATGGTTTATTTGCAGCAGCTAGGGACAATGATTTATATTTTAATGTTCCTTTTGGTGTTTATCCTGGTATATCTGATTATACTTCAGGTTTTACAATGAGGATGCATCCAGGAGAAACAATACCTTATTTTATGGTAAGCCCAGAAACCGATCCTAGTGCTTCTTCAACTTTACTACATGAAATAGAACATGGTGTTTTAAATAAAAATAGACCAGATATTGAATACATGGATGAACCTCAAACTTTTGTATTTGAAGAAGCTGGTGGTAACGCAGAAAAGTTTAGAGAAGGTTTTGAATTAGTAGCTCCTTATTTAGAACAAAAATATGGTTTTGTATTACAACCATCATTAAGTGAAAACCTTACAGAATTATCTGCAGTAGAACAAATAGCTGGTGTAGATTTTACTGATGATCCTTTTTTAAAAAAGAATTTATTTAAAAATCACAGTGACCGTGTAGCTTATAGGTCTACTAGCGGATTAAGAAAGACAAGACTAGATGCTAAAGATTTAGAACAATACAAGCCAGTACCTGAAGGAGACTATACAATATGGCAAAGAATAAAAGAAGCTGTAACTCCTAGTACTTATAAACTACCTAAGCAACCAACAGCAGGTATTGGAGAACCTATACTTGTTGATATGGATGATCCTTTATACAATAATCCTTTATTACAAGACCCTTTTAATTAGGAAGAAATATGGCTGAACAATATAACGAAGAATTACAATCAGTAGAAGAGTACGAAGTTACTGAGAGTGATAAGGAGCTAGTATCATTCGTAGTTGACCACTGTGATAAGTGGAGAGACTGGAGGGATACTAATTATGAAACTAAATGGGATGAATATGAAAGGATTTATTATGGTATCTGGGCTTCTGAAGACCGTACTAGGGATAGTGAGCGTAGCAAAATCATTAGTCCTGCAACTCGTCAAGCTGTTGATAACAGGGTTGCAGAAACTATGGAAGGCTTTGCAGGATCTGGTAAACTCTTTGAAATAATAGATGATCTAGGAGATCAAGAGCGTACTGATGTAGAAGTAATGCAAGCACTTCTAATGGAGGATACGCACAATAATGCATATATTAATAACGTTAGTTCTATTGTAAAACTAGCAGAAATATATGGTACGGGTGTAGGCGAAGTTCTTGTTAAGACAGAAGTAGAACGAATACCTACAACACAGCAGATACCAGGACAACAATCTGCTGCTGTTGGTGTAACTGAACAAGAAAAAGTAACAGTTAAAATTAAACCAGTACATCCACGTAACTTGCTTATTGATCCTAATGCTGACTCTATTGAGGATTCATTAGGTGTAGCAGTAGAAGAGTACGTTAGTTTATATCAAGTAGTAAAAGGTATTGAGTCTGGTATTTATAGACAAGTACAAATTGAACCTCATTATGAAGGCGATGACTTAGACGTAACTAAAACAGAGTCTACTACTTATCAAGACGATAAGGTTAAAATTCTTAGATACTATGGTCTTGTACCTAGAGAATACTTAGAGCAATTAGAAAACGAAGGGGATGAAGTTGTAGATTTGTTCCCAGAAGATTCTGCTGCAGATAACGTTAGTGATCTTGTTGAAGCAATCTTGGTTATTGCTAACGACAATACGCTACTAAAAGCAGAACGTAGTCCGTACATGATGGAAGATAGACCTATCATTGCATATAGGCCTGAGGTTCGTCCTGGACGCTTCTACGGGGTTGGAACAGTAGAGAAGGCATACAATATGCAGAAAGCTATTGATGCCCAGCTACGGTCTCACATGGACTCTCTGGCACTAACTACTGCACCTATGATGGGTATTGATGCTACAAGATTACCAAGAGGTATGAAGTTTGAAGTCAGACCTGGTAAAAACATCCTGACTAATGGAAATCCTGCTGAGATCCTGCAACCGTTCAAGTTTGGGTCAACTGATGCCTCAAACTATGAAACAGCAAAAGGATTTGAGGCGATGCTGCTACAAGCTACAGGCACACTAGACTCGTCAGAGTTGGTCAAGAGTGCAGCATCTAATGCAGGACAGAACAACGGTATGGGTATGTCATTAGCCATGTCAGCCATTGTTAAGAAGAATAAAGTAGCGATGGCATCGTTTCAGGATGACTTCATTATCCCGATGGTGAAGAAGGTTGCGTATCGTTATATGCAGTTTGATCCTGATCGTTACCCAATGCAAGACTTTAAGTTTACTACTTTGTCAAGTATTGGTGCTATTGCAAGAGAATACGAACAACAACAGTTAATTGGTTTGATGCAAACGCTTGGACCTAACTCACCGATTGTACCTATTTTGCTAAGAAGTATTATTGGTACATCAGGGTTAATGAATAAAGAACAGTTAATGGCACAGTTAGATCAGATGTCACAACCTGATCCACAAATGCAAGAAATGCAGAATCAACAAGCACAATTACAAATGGCTCTTGTACAAGCTCAAGCAAATGAACTTAATGCTAGGGCTAGTGAGTCTGCTGCTGATGCACAGGAAGCACAGGCTAGAGCACAGAAGCTGTTAGTAGAAGCATCTTTGCTTGATGATAAAGTTAAAGCTGATCTTGTTAGAAGTTTGTCTGCTAACATTAATGCTCGTGATAAAAATGAATTTGAAAAACGTGTTAAAACTGCTGAGATGATTCTTAAAGAACGTCAAATTGATTCTGATGAACGTATTGTTCAACAGCAAATGAGAGAAAATAATGCTTGACAAACAAGTTATTTTGTGGTATAATGCATCTAATTGTAAATGATAATCATTCTCATTTATGCACTACAGTAACTTAATAGAGGACTCCATATTGGATAAAGACCTTCAAGAGTATTACGAAGCAAGATTTGACATGATGGCTACTAAGGGATGGATAGACTTACTAGCTGATATTGAAAAGATAATAGAAGAAAGAAACAACTTACTAGCAACTAAAAGCATAGAGGAGTTGAACTTTCGTAAGGGACAGTTAGATGTTCTACATTGGATAAGAACTCTCAAACAACTTTCTGAAGAAGCCTGGGAGCAATTAGAAAATGAGCAAAAGAATATTTGAATTTAGATGTGGTGAAGGTCACACCACAGAAAAGTATATTGACGAGGAGGTAACCACCATTGAGTGTCCTACTTGTCAGTGTGTGTCACTTCGTATTATATCTAAACCACGTATTGCATTAGAAGGAGTGTCGGGAGACTTTCCAACTGCTGCAGATGCGTGGGCTAGAAAACACGAAGAGGCAACAAGAATCGCCAACAAGCGCAGAGAGGGTTAGCGTCTGGTGATATTTTTCATTTCCTAGAATCACAAACGTGACAGGAGTTATATATGGCTACATTTGAAGATCCGATTCAAGAAGAAGAAATTGAGCAAGTTGAAGAAGAGGTAGTAGAAGAACAACAGGAACCTCAAGAAGAGACAACTCCTGAACCTGAATTACCTGGAAAGTATCAAGGCAAATCTATTGCAGATATTGTTAAGATGCACCAAGAAGCTGAAAAGTTAATTGGCAAACAAGCTCAAGAAGTTGGCGAAGTTAGGAAATTAGCTGACGAATTGTTGAAACGGGAACTCTCTCAAAAACAAGCTGAACAAACCCCTCAAGAAAAAGAGATTGACTTAAACGAAAAATATTTAGAAGATCCTGTAGGTGCAGTTAATTCTGCTATAGATAGTCACCCTGCTATTAAAGAGGCACAGCAACAAGCTATGTCTTATAAACAACAGCAGGTTACTCAGCGTTTAAATCAAGAGTTTTCTAACTTTAATGAAGTAATTGAAGATCCTAAGTTTTACGAATGGATTAATGCTTCTCCAATAAGAACAAGACTTTTTACGGAAGCTCATACTCAATATGATTATGATTCTGCTAAAGAGTTACTTTCAACTTGGAATACATTAAACCCAAGTAAACCGCAACAGGATACTGAATTAGTTACTGAAGCAAAGATAGAAACACAAAAAGGTTTAAAAGCTGCTGCAGTAGATACTGGTTCGCCTGCTCCATCTTCAAGAAAAATTTATCGTAGGTCTGATCTTATTAATTTACGTGTTCGTGATCCCGCACGTTATGAAGCTATGGCAGATGAAATCATGGCTGCCTATGCGGAGCAACGTGTCAAATAATTGAAAGGAAATAAAAAATGGCACTAGGTACTAACCATGTGACCAAGACTACTGCGGATAAATTTATCCCAGAGATTTGGTCCGACGAAATCATCGCAGCATATAAGGCTAATCTTGTTGCTGCAAACTTGTTCTCTAAAATGTCTTTCAAAGGTAAGAAGGGCGATACGCTTCACATTCCGAAGCCTACTCGTGGTTCTGCATCTGCAAAGGCAGCTTCTTCTCAGGTAACGCTTATTGCTGCAACTGAGTCAGAAGTACAGGTTCTTATCAACAAGCACTACGAGTATTCACGTTTGATCGAAGATATCGTAGAGACACAAGCACTATCTTCTTTGCGTAAGTTCTACACGGATGACGCAGGTTATGCGCTTGCTACGCAAGTTGATACTGATCTTGTTCAGCTTGGTCGTGGAGTTAACGGTGCTACCGTTGGTACAAATGACTACGCTACTGCATCTACATCAACTAACGCTTTCATCGGTTCAACTGGTGCTACGGTTTATAACTCTTCATCTTCTAATGCTGCTGCATTGGGTGATGCTGGTATCCGTAGATCAATCCAGAGACTTGATGACAATGACGTTCCTATGTCAGATCGTTTCTTGATTGTTCCTCCAACAACTCGTAACACTTTGATGGGTATTGCACGATTTACCGAGCAGTCCTATACAGGTGAAGCAGCTAATGGAAACACAATCCGTAATGGTCAGATCGGTGACGTATACGGTGTTAAGGTCTATGTATCTACAAATGCTGATACTGCTGCAGGTAACTCTGCAACTGACCGTATCTGTCTACTTGCTCATAAAGACGCTTTCGTTCTTGCTGAGCAAATGGGTGTACGTTCACAGACCCAGTACAAGCAAGAGTACCTCGGTACGCTATTCACATCAGATATGCTTTACGGTGTAGCTGAGCTTCGTGATAGCAGTGCTGTTGCTCTAGCTGTTCCAGCTTAATTCTAAGTTGGTTAATAACTCCCCAGGCTCACAAGGCTTGGGGAGCTTTTCATAAGGAAACACTATGTGGTCTAAACCTGAATACACAGAGTTACGATTTGGTTTTGAAGTAACAATGTATATCGCTAATAAGTAAGGAAGTAACATGGCTATATGGAGAGGTGCAGGGGGATCAGGTGATGCTACTACAGACGCAGCTAACGAGGCTTCTGTAGCGTCTACTAAAGCTGCTGAAGCTGAAGCATCTGCAACTGCTGCTGCCTCTTCTGCCACTTCTGCTGCAACGTCAGCAACATCTGCAAGTAGTTCTGCTAGTTCTGCTTCTACTGATGCTAGTGCTGCTGCTGCATCTGCGTTAGCTGCTGCTAATTCAGAGACTGCTGCTGCAGCATCAGAGCTTAACGCTGCTGCTTCAGAGGCTGCTGCAGGTATCTCAGAGAGCAATGCTGCTACTTCAGAGACTAACGCACAGACAGCACAGACTGCTGCAGAAACAGCACAGACTGCTGCTGAGGCTGCTCAGGCATTAACAGAAGCTGCTAAGGATTCTACGTTAGCTGCTTTTGATTCTTTCGATGACCGTTATCTAGGAGCTAAAGCAAGCGATCCTACAACTGATAACGATGGTGATCCACTACAATCTGGTATGTTGTACTTTAACACTGTGTCTGGTGTTATGAATGTGTATGACGGATCAGCATGGGTTGCTGCTTATGTATCTGCTGCTGGTGTATTGATTGCAGCAAACAACTTATCTGATTTAACCAGTACCACAACAGCAAGAAGTAATCTTGGTGTAGTTATAGGTACTGATGTACAAGCACACTCTGCTGTGCTAGATGCAACTACTGCATCATACACTACTGCTGAAGAGACTAAGTTAGCTGGCATTGAGACAGGTGCTACAGCAGATCAAACTGCATCTGAGATCATGACTGCTA